TTAAAGCAAGCAAGTCAAAGTTTAACAGCTTTGGAAAATACAATTTTAGAAGTGCAGAAGATATATTAGAAGCACTTAAACCATTTAACGAAAAATACCAAGTGAATTTTACAATTTCAGAATCAATAGAAGAAACACAATTCTTGCAATTTCCAATGTTACGTTCTACAGCTTCTATTAACGATGATTGCGATTCTATTTATGCAACCGCTATAGTTGGTATAGATTTAGAACAAAAAGGAATGCAAATGCCACAAAAGTTTGGTTCTGCATCAAGTTACGCAAAGAAGTACGCATTAGGTAACTTACTATTAATTGATGATACACAAGATTCAGATGCAGTTAATAAGCACGAAAAGACTACTTCTAAAGAAGAATTAAAATGGTTAAATAAAAACACACCTGAATTTAATAAAGCTATTGAATATCTAAAAAATGGTGGTAATATTGCAACTATTGAAGGCAAGTATAAAATGACTAAAGAAGTTAAAGAAGAATTAACTAAGTAAATAAAACTGAATAGCTGACAACAGTAAAAAAAGGTAAGCAAATAAAAACAAATATTATGGGTGCATTAATTAATTTAAGTTTAAGAGTTGACAAATTACCAAAAGAGAAATTTGTTCAAGGTAAAGATGGAGCTGTTTATTACAATTTTACTATTGGAGTAAACGATGAATCAAATCAATGGGGACAAAATGTTTCTGCAACAGATTCACAAACTAAAGAAGAACGTGAAGCTAAAAAGCCAAAGTCTTATTTAGGTAATGGTAATGTAGTTTGGACTGATGGTAACATTAAACTTGCAGACAAAAAGCAAGAAGTTAGTTCAAAAGAATTGGTAACAGATGATTTACCTTTCTAAAATTAATCAGGGGTGTAAAAACCCCTTTTTTTAAACAAACAAGAAAACAATAATATGGATATAGAAGCACAAAGGTTATTAATGCAAATGTTTGAAGAAGATTGCTTTATAAATCCATTAGAAAAGATAGAATATCCTAAACCTGCAATATCATTTGGTACTAAAAGTTATGAAACAAAAGATGGCTCAAAAGAATATCCCGTACCTTTAGGAACTTATGGTAATTTTAGTTTTGTACAAGCACCGCCAAAATCAAAAAAAACATTTTTTGTAAGTTTATTATCAGCAATATATTTAGCAGAACATTTAGAATCATTTTGTGGCGATTTAAAAGCCAATAGAGAAAACAAGCACATTATACATTTTGATACAGAACAGGGTAATTTTCACGCTCAAATGGTATTTAAACGACCATTAGATATGACTGGTTTAAAAACTGATAGATATCATACATTAGCATTAAGGCAATTATCATTTAAAGAACGTGTAGATTTTATAGAATACTATCTTTATGACAAATTAGAAGCAAAAAAAATAGGTTTAGTTGTTATTGATGGTATTGCTGATTTATGCAGCGATGTAAATAATATTGAAGAATCAAATGCAGTAGTTCAAAAGTTAATGAAATGGTCTAAAGAATTAAATTGCCACATTGTAACAGTTATACATAGTAACTTTGGTTCAGATAAACCTACAGGGCATTTAGGTTCGTTCTTGGAAAAAAAAGCAGAAACACAAATACAATTAGAATTAAATACAGTAAACAAGGGTTTAGTAACAGTATCTTGCAAACGAAGTAGAAACGCACCATTTGAAAACTTTAGCTTTAAAGTTAATAGTTTTGGGTTGCCACAAGTTGAAGGTGCTTTTTACGACCCACTAAAAGATATATTTTAATATGAGTTTAACAATTACAAATGAAGATAATATGCAGCTTATGGCTCGCTATCCTGATAAATATTTTGACTTGGCAATAGTAGACCCGCCTTATGGAATTGGAGCAGTTAGTAAAAATTTTATAAATAGAAATACTAAAAATTTAAAAGCATATAAATTTTATAGAGATAATGATTGGGATATTAAACCAAATAAAAAATACTTTGATGAATTAAAAAGAGTATCAAAAAAATATATTGTTTGGGGTGGTAATTATTTTATAGATAATTTAGAACCAAGTAGGTGTTATATTGTATGGGATAAAAAAACAGGGGATAATAGTTATGCAGATTGTGAAATTGCTTTAACTAATATTGATGCTAATGCAAGAATTTATACTAAATTTTGGTTAGGGGCACACGCAAATAATGGAACTGAAAGAATACACCCAACCGAAAAGCCTATTAATTTATATGGGTTTATTTTAAAAAATTTCGCAAAGGAAGGCTATAAAATATTAGACACACATTTAGGAAGCGGAAGTATTGCAATAGCTTGCCACGATTACGGTTTTGATTTAACAGCTTGTGAACTTGATAAGGAATATTTTGATAAAGCAATGCAACGAATTAAAAATCATACAAATCAAACTAAACTTTTTTAAGATGCAAACAACAATTAAAACACACTTGAATGAATTACAAACTTCTGCAGCAAGAATGCTTGTATTAAATTCAGATAATAAAATGTTAATAAGTTATTTTAAAGACTTAACAGAAAAGTTAATATATTTACAACAATTAGTAGAAATGGATTCTAAATATAATTGGTTAGAAATAGAAAATTTAATTGTAAATTTAAAACAAGTAGATACAGAATTAACTCACATTAATATTGAAGTACAAATAGCAGAAGTAAAAACAGAAAAGAAGTCAGCATATATAAAAAAGTAAAATTATGGAATTATTTACATTAATATTAGTATTTATTTTAGCAGTAGTTTTTATAGCAACAAGTTTTTTTACTTGTGATGTAATAATCACGCCAATTAAAGGAGTAATGTTTGGTGCATTATATAACGATGATGTATATGATACAGAAACAGACCATACGATTCAAATAGTAATTTTATTTATATCCTTTAATTTTTTATGGACAACTTCAAATGGCTTGAACAAGTAGCAAAGCATCACAAGGAGTGGGTTAAAACAATTCAAAAACTTGGTGAGTACGATTATGCTGAAGATATAGTACAAGAATCTTATATTGCTTTAATGAAGTACGCAAATGCAGAAAAGTTAATAGATGATAAAGGAAATGTACGAAAAGGTTATATGTTCTTTACTTTACGTTCTTTATATTATCAATATTACAATAAAAAGAAACTTATTAATAAAGTGCCTTTTGATGGATGTTGGGAATTATTTGATAACACAAACATAGATGAACAAAACGCTTACAACGATATTTGTTTAATGATTGATGAAGAAATAGATAATTGGCATTGGTATGACCGTAAGCTGTTTAAACTTTATAGGGATACCGATATGTCTATGCGTGATATTGCAGCAGAAACAAACATTAGTTTAATATCAATATTTCATAGTATTAAAAATTACAAAGAAATATTAAATGCTAAATTCAATAAAGATTACCAAGATTACATAACAAATGATTACACAAATATTTATTAATTAAAATTAAATTAAAATGGCTAAAAAACAAGCACAAGGTTTGGGTGACACTGTAGAACAAATAACAACAGCTACAGGAATTAAAGCAGCAGTAGAAATGTTTAGCAAAGCAACAGGCATAGATTGCGGATGCGAGGAACGTAAAGCAAAGTTAAATCAGTTATTTTCATATAACAGAAACATTAATTGTTTAACTGAAAAAGATTATAACGCTTTAACAGATTTAATTGCACCAAGTAAAGATACATTAACTATTGAAGAACAAAATGTAATTAGTGAAATATACTTAAATGTATTTAATTATCGTTTGCAGTTAAGTTCTTGCGGTTCTTGTTGGAAAGGTAAAATTGATGAATTAAGAAAAGTTTACAACGAATATAAATTAAATGATTAATTGGAAAGAATCTGATTTATTTAATTGGTTAAAAGAAAATGTATATCCTGATTTAGTTAAAGCTAAAAATCAAATGTCAAGGTGGGATTGTTACAGTCCCGCCACAGGACATCGTTTAGAACTTAAATGTAGGAAAACACATTATAGCACTTTATTACTTGAAAAGAAAAAATACGATGCTATGAAACAAGAATGTGAAAAGCATTTAGATACACCAATGTATTTTAACTCAACTCCAAAAGGAATTTATTCATTTAATTTAAACATAATTATACCTGTATGGGAAACTAATTTTAAAAACCCTGCAACAACACAATTTTACAATACAAACAAAATAGAAAAAGAAGTAGCATATTTAGAAATAACAAAAGCAAAACAATGGAAACAAACGTA